CTGCGCAAAAATACACACGGCCCCTATCGACAACGACGCACCCCATAGCGTTATGGATAACGCTAGCGACTACGAAACCGGCGAGGGCGAGTTGTGACGCTCCGCGGCCTGCCGCTCTTCGCGTCCCGCTCCGCTTGCGCCGAGGGGGCGCCCTTGCGTTCGGACGGGATCGGTGGCACCGACGGCCCTCTCTCGCGCCCGATCGATCCTGAGGGCGTCTACGGCTTGCTCGATTCGAACCAACCAACGGAGGACCAGGACGGCCCAGGGAGCGAGGGCGAGCATCGCACCGATGGCGACGGGATCGCCGCTGCTGACGATCAACAAAGCGGCGACGCACTCCACGAGGGCGGCGACGACAAGCAGGAGAAAGGTACTGGCGCTCATGGGCTTCTCTTCGGTGGAATGGCGGACGCCTACCAGGGCCCGCCGGTTGACGACGAGACCGTCGACGAGGTCCGGGCTCGGGTGCTCGCCTATGTCCGATCCATTGTGGATAAGCGAACGGTCGCGGGCAAGTGGATTCTCCGGGCGGCGGAAAGATTCCTCCGCCAACTCGAGGACGCCCGCTTCGTCATGGACTGGCGCGCCGCGGCGCGGCCGGTTCGCTTCTGCGAGCGGCTCGCGTTCGACGACGCCGGCGAGGAGGTCCGGCTCGAGGATTGGCAAGTGTGGGCGACGGCCGTCCAGTACGGGTTGAAGTGGGCGTCCGACGGGCGCGCCGTCGTCTCGCTCACCGTCTGCCAGGTCGCACGCGGCGCGGGAAAGACGACCTGGGCGGCCGCTCTCGCGCTCTACGAGTTCAAGCACGGGCCCCGCGGCGGGCGTCAACACCTCATCGCCAACAAGCGGGAACAGACCGATATCGCCTTCGAGGCGGCTTCGAACATGTTCCGGCTGTCGTTCGCCGAGCAGGCCGAAGAGTGCATGAAGCACAATCGCTTTGTGGACAAAGATCGCAACGTTCGACTCGTGCAGACGGCGAGCAAGGATAGGACGCTCGACGGCCTGAAACCGACCTTCTGGTTCGGCGACGAGGCGAGCGAGTGGCGCGGCCGGTTCATCGTCAAAGTCACGACGGCCGCGGCCAAGATGAAGCGCTCCCGCGGTCTCATCTGCACGACGCCAGGCGATAACGCCGACCTGATCTATACCGCGGAGATTCTCGAGGTCGCTTACCGCGTGCTCGACGGCGAGCTCGACCTGCCGCATCAGTTCTATTTGCTCTTCGGTCTCGACGAGGAGGACGAGCCCGAGAATGAGGCGGCCTGGATCAAAGCAAACCCAGGGCTCCCGCGTCTGCCGACGCTCCAAGGCCTGCGCAACCAGTGGGCAACGGCACGGCTGACGCCCCAGGGACGCGCGGAGTTCATCCGGTTTCACGGTGCGAGGTTCGCACGATCGGCGAGTCGCTGGCTCGATATGGCCTACTGGGACGAGGCACGCGACGAGCGAACGCTCGACGAGATCGCCGGGCGGCCCGCCTGGGGCGGGCTCGACCTGTCGAAGTCTGGAGACCTCGCGGCGTTCGTGCTCGCGGTCCCGCTCGACGACGGGCGGATCGCGCTCCGCGGGAAATACTGGTGGCCGAAGCGCGCTGCCCGCAATCGAGAGGTCGAGTACGGCATACCGCTGCGGCAGTGGGAGGCCGAGCGCCGCATCGTGCTGACGGAAGGCGACGAGATCGACTACGACCAGATTCGCGGCGAGATCCAGGGCGCTGCCCGGCTCTTCGACCTTCGCATCGTCGGCTATGACGCGTGGGGCTCGGCGTACCTCGCTCAGACGCTCGAGAAAACCGACGGCATCACGCTCGGCCGCTACTCCATGGGCATCGCGAACATCGGACCCGCGACGCAGGAATGGCAACGCCATTGGCTCGGCCGTCGGTTTATCCATAACAACGATCCCGTATTGCGTCGCTGCTGCGCTGACGCCGCGGCGAAGCGTGACGACGCGGGAAATATTCGACCGATCAAATCTCGCGAGAAATGCGCCATTGATGGATTGATAGCGAGCGTCATCGCTGTACACTGCTGGGCGCTTACTCAGGACGGCGGCGTCTCGGACTACGAGTTCGGGGCCGCGTTATGAGGGCTCCCGCGTGGTGGCGGGATTCGGGACCGGTGGAACGGCGCACGGACGGGCCACGCATGCTTGAGCGCTTGCGGGCATGGTTCAGACCAGAGGCGGCGAAGCCCGCCGAGGCGGCGACGCGAGAGCTGTCGGAGGCTCTCGCCGAGTTCCTCGGCATGGCGAACGTGTCGCGCGCCGGCGTCCCGTTCGTGTCGCCGTCGATCGCGTGGCGTCTCTCGCCGGTCTACCGGGCCGTTACGCTCGTCGCGAACGACTTCGCACGCTCGCCGATGGAGGCCGAGGGCCCGCTCGAGGAGCTTCTCGCGTCCAACGCTCACGGCCGCTTCGAGTTCCTCCGGGCTCTCGTCGCCCAGGCCGTCACCTACGGCGCTGGGCGCGCCCTCATCTTCCGCCGCGGTGGAGCGCCGGCCGAGCTGGTGCTCCGCACGCGTTCGCAGATCACCGCGGACGTGGACGAGCACACCAACACCGTGCGCTACGAGGACGTCGAGTACGGCGTGATTCCCGCGGAGGACGTCTTCGACCTCCGAGCGCCGAGCCTCTCCGGGCTGGTCGGGCGCGGCGGGCTCGTCGAGGGTAAGGACGCTCTCGCGCTCCTCGCTGCCATGCAGGCCGCGGGCCTGTCGGTTTTCAGCGGCGGCGGCGCGAGCAAGGTCGCTTTGGTTCACCCGGCGAAGCTGAGCGACGACGCCAAAGAGAAGATCCGCGAAAACTGGCGAAAGAACCACACCGACCCGGCTAACGCAAGCGTGCCTGTCATCCTTTCGGAAGGCATGAAGCCCGAGCGGATCGGCTCCTCGCTCAACGATGCCGGCTTCGACGAGGCCCGCCGGTTCAGCGTCGCAGACGTCTCGCGGCTCACCGGCGTTCCGCTCCCGTACCTCTCCGAGCATCAGGACACCGCGTACGCGAACCAGGAATGGCTCGGCCGGATCTACGTCGAGGGCTGTCTCGAGCACTGGGCGGCGGCGTTCAACGGCGAGGCGGAGGCGAAACTCGGCTCGTCGATCGTCTGCGACTTCGAGCAGATAAAGGCACCGTCGTTCAACGAGCGAAGCGCCGCTATGGGTCTCCTCGTCGATCGCGGCATCATCAACCGCAACGAGGCACGCGCGCGGCTCGGCTGGCGCAAGGGCCCGGCGCACCTGGACCAGTACACGCTCCCGCTCAACCAGGGCAAGAGCGGCGGATCGAACGACGGCGGGCCCGTCGCCGGCCAGAAAACCAACGCGGAGGCCGTCCAATGATCCGCGAGGTTCGAAGCGTCGCAACCTCCATGCAGGCGATCGACGCCGAGGGGCGGACCGTCACCGGCTACGCGTCCGTGTATCGCTCGCCGTCGCGCGTGCTGAGCGACTCCAGGGGCCGCAAGTTTCGCGAGCGGATTCTGCCCGGCGCGTTCGATCGCTCGCTCGCCTCGCGTGCCGACGTCGTCTTTCTCTTCAACCACGCCCGATCGGCTCTCCTCGGACGCACGACGAGCGGAACGCTCCGGCTCTTCTCTGACGATACCGGGCTCGGGATGGAGCTGCGGCTCCCTGACACCACGCTCGCGCGAGACCTGGCGGAGTTGATGCGGCGCGGCGACCTCCGGGAAATGAGCTTCGCCGGCTTCGTCACCCGCGACGCCTGGGCCCAGGGCGAGGACGGCACGCCCGAGCGCTCCGTCATGGAGTGGGCGCTCGAGGACGTTTCTCTGGTCACCCGGGCCGCCTATCCGGCGGCCTATTCGAATCTCCGAACCGCGGACGCGCTCGAGTCTCTCGAGATCGCCAAGCGGCGTTTCGCTCTTCTGTGAAAGGAACCCTATGGACATGCTCACCGCATCGCACGAAACGCGGAACGCCGACGGCGAGAACCGCACCGCAACCACCGTTCCGGACTCGCTCGCCGTCACCGGCCGACCGACCTTCCGCAACGGCGACAACTTCAGCCCCGAGGCCAATCACGACCGGCTCTCCCTGACCCGCCAGGCTCGCGGCATCCTGGAGCGAGCCGAGCGCGAGCGTCGCGGCCTCAACGCGGAGGAGCGGCAGACGCTCGACCGCATCGAGGGCGAGATCACCAACCTGGACAACGCGGCCGAGGTCGTTGCTCGTCTGGGTCGCCTGCGCAACCAGGAGCGCGGCGAGCTCGAGATCGCCGGCCGACGCGTCGACGCTGCCCGTCGGGCCGCTTCCGCCGATTCCACCCGCACCGTGCGCCGTGCTGCCGAGGAGGCACTCGCAGGCGACGACGACGATAACGATCCGTGGCGCGAGCTTGACGTTCGCGAAGCCCGATCGATCATGCGACAGTGCTATCGCGGATGGAGCGGCAACGGACCCTTCGGCCGGCTGACCTCACAGCGCGAATACGAGCAGGCCTTCGACCGGACGATCCGCGGCGACGTTATGTCGCTCCGCGAGTTCATGGCCGAGCGTCCGGAGTTGTTCGCCGGTCCTGAGCGCCGCG